TATTCTGCCAAAATGAGCCTTTGACCATGTTGGGTCATTAAATTTATCTACTGGCAACTTATCTTCCAGTATACGCATTAATTCGGCGTCGGGAAAAGCCTTAATAGATAACAGTTTGTCTCGTATTCTGGTATTAGACGTAGATACTACAGGAATAGACCAAGTTGTTTTGTTTAATCTTTCTCTATTTGCTTTGGCATCCATTCTGTTTTTACCACGACCTGATGTAATGTCGTAGATGAGATTACTCATCATCTTCGGCTCCATGTTTGTTATTTCATCAATAGTCGGTGTTAGGCTTTGCATAGAACCTAGTCTTTGCATCCTAGAGTTGTGTGTATCATCCCACTTCAAAACTAATGCTTTTGGGTTTCCATAAATACTATTTAGCAAATGTAACACTGAGGATTTACCTGCCCCACTTCCCGGAGATATTAAGTTATATAACAACCCATCTAACATACCATCTCCCACAAACTTCATGAGAGGACCACCAAAACCTAGAAAAAATGCAAAAGCTTTACCGATTCTATCTTCGTGTGCATAAGCATTTATAATGTCTTTCCATGTGTGAAAGTCTCCTTTTTCATGAAACATGGGTGTTAGTATCAGTGTGGGTATCGTTGGGGGACTGTAAGATGGCTCTGCTTGTCCAACTTTTATTTCTTTATCGCCATATACAAATACACTATCTTCTTCGTGCCATCCAAATTGTCGCCTAGCTACTTCTGCTTTCTTTTCATTTTGTAATTTTTCTACTGATTTGTTTACATATTGCATAAGATAATCCTGTCTTTTTCCTAAAGCTGTTATACCATGAAATGATACCGCCGCTAAGAATTTATCTTTAGCTAACGTAGAACTCAAAGGCACTATGAACTCTCTTACCCCATCTTTAGGTAAATGTAACCTAATTAAGATGCTTTCGCCATCTTCTGGGTCATGTATTCTCTTTACCACATACAAATCATAAGGATAAACACATATATTTTCAGGCGGTTCTTCTTCACTTTTTTTAATTTCTATATATACTCCACCTGCAGGGGGTCTGTTAAATCCACGTGGAGGAATAGGTATTTCATATGTCTGTTCTTCTTTGGTGACAGCATTTTCTTCTTTGACTATGTAGTCTTCTATTTTAGATTTTATAAACTCTTTACCTAACACAACAGGAGAAGTTATCTTGTGTTGACACCCTTCACATCCACCCGGATTCAAAGTTTTAAATGTCTCACATTTATATGGTCCTTTAGTTTTTGATGCTTTATAAAATGCTTCTTCTTCATTGTATTGTGGGTGTTTGTTAGACATTACCCGAATAGCTTTTGATCTATCTGTGCATACTTCTGCTATAGACAAAACTGCTCTCCACATAGGTTCTTCTAAAGATTCTTGATTACCATATGCGTACACTATCTGAGCGCATCCAACACCCTCCATAGACTTTTTAAATATTGTTTTAAAATCAGTTTTAAAATTACCTTGTAGTTGTTTAGTTAAAGGGTCAGTGTAATCTCTAAAATCTTTTTGTCGTAGTTGATCAAATAAAGATATTGAACTATAGCCACTTACTGCGTTTTCTATTTGTTCTAACTCTACAGGTTCACCTTTTCTACGCACAACAACTGGTTTTGGTGTGCCACTCTTAAAATTAAACGTGTCCGGCACACGTAAAATCCTAGCATTATCAGCCGTTACGTTTGAATCAGCAGAGAACTTTTTATCTGTGCATAAAGCTTTTAAACTTTCAGCAATTGGTTTCCATGTTTCTTTTAATATAGGCGCAGTTAAAACCCAGTAAACATGTATGCCGTTACCAGAATCTACTAGTAAAGATGGTTTAGGTAAATTTGCTTCTTTACGAAAAACTTTAAACGCTTTTAAACCATCGGACTTTGTTTCGTAATCTTTATTAGGTCCGCAGTCTATGTCCATAAAAAAACATTTAAGTTCTTTAGAGTTTTCCTGTGACCTACTACTATCATCAGTAAATGACGCTAAAGCGACATACGCATCACTTTTTCTTTCAACTATTCCTTCTGTATCTTTAACTAATTCATCAACAGTTCTATAAAATCTATCCTTATTGTTTTTTCTTTTTATATCTGTAGAACAATAGAAACCGTTAGTCGGTAATACAAAAGAAAGAAACTCTTTCTTTGTAAGCATAATAATCCCCTAGGTCAGGGGGAGTTACCCCCCTAATTTTTTAATTTAGCAACTAACTTTTCTACCTGTTTGATGTGCGGGTCTTGAATTGTAGTAACGCCTTTAAACCAATTATAGACCGTCATGCGAGTAACACTAAGATACTCGGCTACATCATTTACAGGTATATCGTTTTTTACACAAATTAAACCTAGTTTTACACCTAACAAATCTGAGTCAGCTTCATTGACTGCGTTAACAAATTGTATAGAGTAACCTTTTGACATATATCACTCCTCGTCGTCGTCCCACTCATCAATAACTTTTTCTACATCAACCTTAGATGGAGCCTCTTTTTCTTTTTTATTAGCGACTTTCTTAGGCTCAACAGACTCAGAGGGTTCTTCTACTTTAGAAACCGTCTCTTGTTTCTGTTCTATTTTTGCAGTTTGATTAGCTGACATGGTAACTAACCTTTTTACCTCATCAGATTCAGACTTCTCAAGCGCTACATCAAACTCGTCATTCTCTAATAAACGTACAGGCTTGAAAGTTATCTTACCAATACCAGAAGTATCAAAACGCATCTCTGTTACTACAGACATAATAGGTGCGCCCTGTGTAGCAATACGTCTTGCATATGCTTGTAAAGGCCATTTGTTGTTTTCACCCTCACCAAAAATAGACTTAGCAGGTACATTCAGTTGATAAACAGGACCGTTAATATCGCCTTCCAATACAACAGCAATACGTTGTTGGAATCTACAAGCACGGCTCTCTCCTTGCCCAGAACCCTTGATATTTTGTGGGCAATCTACACAGTTTTTAGCCTGTGGGTTTTCAACTTTTGGGTCTGGTCTTGAACCATCAGCCGACCAACAATCAGGCGCAGATACTACACCTTTCTTATACGCCCCTGCATAATAAATCCTAGAGACATGTTCAGATGCACCAACAATAACGACGTTCATGGCACGGTCCTCATTACAAGCAACTTCCTTACCATCAACCATCATGCGCCATACACCACCTTCAATAGATATACGCCTAATCCCAGAACCACCAGAACCGCCCATTAGTGATTTTGTTAAATCATCTACACCACCTTTTTTACGTATGTGGTCGGGTAGTCCTTTTTTAAATATTGTGATATCACTCATTACACTCTCCCATAGTTAATTAAGTTTTTCTGCGAACTGTTACAGCATAACGACTGTCCACGTTGAGTCCCGGAGGTAACTTATCGGGGTTCTCCTGTAAAAACTGACTCATATTGGATTGCGCTATACGTTTCTCTAGTAACTCTAAGACGTTGTTGTCTTTTATAAATTGATACATAGACTCCCAATCAGTCGTATGGTATCTTTTAGCCACACGTCTTGTTACTGTGCCATAATCTGTGCGTAAACTTTCTGCGCCTGTTTCTTTACAAACTTCAAGAAGTTCGTTTTCTATCACACGTAAAGCTTCTTTTAATTCTTCGTCCCTTTTCTCAAACTCACTCTTGAGATCAGCACGTTTATCTCTAATCTTTACGTAGACCTTTACTAATTTATCTACTTTCACTCGACTCTCCTTTTTAAAACACGTTCGTAAATACTACAACCTACTTTATACATTGTCAATCATCTTCTAAAATATTTTTATATAAATCGACAAGTTTATTATGTACATCAATTTTTGACTGTAGCATTTTGTACATTTTCTTTTCTGCATGAGACCCTTGTAAGTGTACGACAGTACATGGATTCTTTTGACCTGCCCTGTGTACTCTTGCGTTTGCTTGTAAATAAGTTTCTACAGACATGACAGCAGACCAATATACCACTACGTTTGCGGCGTGTAGCGTTACTCCATGCGATGCGGCTTGCGGTTGTATGACTAAAACTCTAGGGTCTTTCGTTGTTTGGAACTTGTTAAATATTTCTGTTCTATTGTTTACCGTAACTCCACCATGTATCACATCACACGTATACTTGTTTTTAAGTAAATAATCTTCTATAAGATTTATCGCATGACGGTATGGTGCAAACACGATAACTTTGTGACTTGCCTCATCAATAACCTCAGTCAACACTTGTAGCCTATTAGATACATCAAACTCTACTGTGTCTCCATTGTCCGTGTATACTGCACCACAAGATAATTGTAGAAGTTTGTTTAAGTTTGCAGCGGCATTAACAGAGGTTATTTCTTCTCCGGCTGCGATAGTCATCATGTCTTTTCTCATACGTTCATAATATTTAGACTGTTGTTTTGTAAGAGAAACTTGTCTGGTTGTGTAAGTCATGTCTGGTAAGTCCAAACAATCTTCTTTTGTAAAACGTATTGCAGGTTGTAATGCTTTGTGGACTATATCCTCTGCTTTTTCTTTTGGTAGCCATATAAACTGAGATACTTTATACATGACAAGATCTTTGAACGTACCAAAATATTTAGGTACATTAGCGGGACTTATAATTCTAGCCAGACCATACGCATCTGTGGGAGATTGCGACGCAGGTGTGCCTGTTAGCATCCATACCCACGTGTGCGGTTTTATTACTGAGTTTAGTATCTTCCATCTTTTTGTGGTAACCGTTTTGTATGCGTTTGCTTCGTCTACTACTATGAGGTCAAACTCATTGTTATTTACTGCATCTCGTATAATCTGCAACCCATCATAGTTACATATTACAAATTCAGCATCAGAGTTTACAACCTCTATCCTTTTTTCTCGTGAATAGCTATGGGCTATCGCTACCGACCTATGGATAGCAAATTTAAATAGGTCTCCACCCCATGCAGACTGCATGATAGATAGAGGACATAACACTAAAACTCTTTTAATAAATCCTAGTTTCATTAAATAATCAGCCGCCCATATTACACTAGCTGTTTTACCCGTGCCTTGTTCGTTAAAAACAAACGCACGACGATTTAATGTCAGGAATGAAGATGTTTCTTTTTGATGTTCAAACGGTTTGAATTTACCGCCCCATTTGTAGTTTTTACATATCGGACTAGGGACGTTTTTTATTTTTAAGTTTTTTAAAACTTGTGCTTCTTCTAAACCCCAATTTACTAGTACCTCGTTAGAAGAAAGTGATTTGCTTTTTGGTATAACTTCTGTGATTTTGTTTGGCTGGCGTACTTTTAGTAGCAAAGCCTTGTTGTCTATGATCTCCATAACGCTCTCCTTTAAATACTCGTATAGACCAAAGTAACATTTTTACTTAGTCAGAGAACATTATACTTTTTTCTTTTTATAATTGCGAGATCTATTTTTCTTTTTTGATTCTATTTTGTATCCGTCTTTGTTTGTGCCACCTTTACTTAATGGTTTTTTGTGAGATATGTCTTTGCCTTCACGTTTATCTGCCTTACCGTTTTTATTTTTGTCAGGATATTTTTTATCCATAGCACGTCTAGCACGTTGACGTTCCATGCGGTTTTTATGTTCACCACGTGCTTTTTGTTTTTTATATTCTTTCTTATAAGGTCTAGGTTTGTTTACGTATGGCATTTTAATCTGCTCTCCCATTGTGAGGACAACTTAATACAGCGCAATAATTTTTACAAGTAAAGTTTGGTTTAGCGTTCCACGTATCTGATTTAAAAGAGTCTTCTAAATTATCTGTATTTTCAAACCAGTATGACCAACTCTCTTCCTGATCTTCTGCTTTGTAGTTAGCTTTTATAAAATCTTTAGATATGACAAATAATAAACCTGCTTTTACTTTCTTTATTTTAGGGAAATGTTTAAAGATTGCCAAGGATAATATTTCTAATTGCTTTACATCCGCATACTTACTGCTTTTCCCTGTTTTATAATCAACGAGATATGCTTTATCGTCACCTAAAACTATCAAATCTGCGATACCTCTCCACCACACATTCTTACCAAAAAACCCACAAGGTTCTAAGTCTCTGGTTAATCCCATGCGATATTCGCATAATCGGTCACCCTGTATTTCTTTTAATTTAGACAACATACCACTCAAGTAATCTAATTCTTTTGGTAATGACACGTTTTCTTTTAAATGATCTTCGGCTACTTTGTGTACTCTATTACCAAATGTAAGTGCTTCTGTCTGTGGTTCTACAAAGTCTTTTGCAACTTTTAAATGATAATATTTTTTAGGACACATTTTGTACATACTCAATGCCGAGTACGACCACGAATATTTTTTAGGTGTCTCCATAACTTTTACCTGAACCTAGTTCACAATCGAGAGGTAAATCTTTGCACCAATTAGGGCGCCACTTCATACATTCTTCAACGTATGCTAATCCCTCATCTACTTCTTCTTCTTTTACTATACAAGCTACTGCATCATGAACTGTTAATACAACCTTATATTTATTAGCTATTTTTGCCATCTGTTGAGCAACTACACATCGTGCCAAAGCCTGACATACGTTCTCTATAAGTTTACCACCATATATACTTGTTGTGGTGTCTCTGGCCTTATAAGAATATTGAGCTAACCCTTTTTTATCTGTTGTGATAAAAAGTCCTCTGTATCTTTGCCATAGTTTATTTGGTAATTGGAATCCTTCTTCAATTGGGTCAAACAACAATGCTCCCTCTCTACCTAAAGTGTTTCCTGTTTTATCCAAGATACTTTGTAAACACCTGTCAGCTTGTCTCCATAACTCTGATATTTTGCCATATTTGGATCTGTAAACGTCTACTATATACTTACACTCTTCCTGAGATACGTTTACACCAAATGTTTTTAGTTGGTCTCTAAAACGCACCGCACCCATACCATAACCACAGCCAAGAATCGTGGTCTTACCTACAAATCGTTCTTCTTTTGTTATCTCTTCGACAGGTTTACCGTAGATAGACTTTGCCATTATTTTATATACATCTTCTCCATTTTCAAAAGCCTCTACCAAATCATCTTGTTCAGCTAACCACGCTAATATCCTAGCTTCTATTTGAGAAGAGTCTGCATCTATGATTGTGTATCCCTCTATTGGTATTATCGCTTTTTTTAGTTTGTTTGCGTGTTCTCCACGAGAAGGTAAGTTTTGTAAATTTATTTTGTCGTCTCCTCCCCACCTGCCTGTATGCGCCGCATAGTATCTCAACGGAACTGGCATCAAACCTCTGTTTGCTATGTCAATAAATCTATGTGTTCTAGTTTCTTCAAGAGTGGTCTTGTTAGCTAAACGTGCCGTAACTAAATCACGCACCTTTTCATTCTCATGCTCTGCTAACTTTTTAAACTCTTCGTCAGTCTTTGCAAACGCCCATGCTTTATTACCAGTACGTGCAGATATCTTTGTGGGAGGTTCTATATATTTCCCCAGCAGAGCTGCAAATTTATCATTACTCATGAGATCTTCTTTTGATACGTTTGCTTTTGTCAGCAGCGAAAGCTTTTTCTTTGAAGTCTCCTGTAAATGACTTGTCAGGAGTTCAACATTAAGCCTTAATCCCGGTTCGGTAAACATCTTCAATGTTATGTCTATAATCTTGAGTTCTTTTGTCGGGAATCCAGTATGCAGATGGGTGAATAAATCATAAGTAAGTTGTACGTCATTGCGACAATACTGAGCATACTGTTTTAGTTCAGATGGGGTAAAATCTAGTCTGCGTTTACCTAACGCTTCGTGTACCTCTAAACCTTTTTCGCCAAGGTTATATTTCTTAGCCAAGTTCGCAAGACTAGCAGATTCAAATACACCGTTTACAGCACGTGCCATACACAATGTATCTAGCAGTTTGTATGGGTGTATATCAAAATACCAAGACAGAATCGCCCCATCAAACATAGTGTTGTGTGCCAACACCATAGCGTTATCCCAATCAAATTGAGACAACCATTCTTTTGTTTCTTCTTTAGTTCCAGAAAACCATTGAGTGTTTTTTTCATTAACTTTTAACGCAACACCAACTACTTCAAACCTATCGTCACGTATATATTCTTCTGTGGTTAATTTAGATAAACTAAACTTCTTGTCGTAGTAGGTCTCAAAGTCTATTGTTATCAGCATCTCGGACAATCGAATAAAAGTTCGTAGGTTTCTTAGAGTTTCTAAGTGCGTGTGTATATCGAACATAGATGATATTATGTTCTAACAAAATCGGCAAGTACCTTCTGATACTTCTTACACTTAATTTTAATCTTCGTGCTAACTGCTTTACAGACAATGCGTAGTTTCTTTCTAAACATCGAAACACTTGCAACTGTCTACTCGTATGCGGTCTCCTCATCACGTATACTCCTTAACATATACTCCACATCACTTATGTTGTTTTCATTAACTATCATAGCCATACCACCTGCGCTCATGATGTCGGACAAGTTCTTGCTCTGTAAAGCCGTGGGTTGGTTTCCTTTTGCTTTACATTCGATACCAAAAAATATACCACGATAACAACCAACGATATCAGGCACACCACTTCTACCGTAACCACCTGTCATAGGATAGAAATAGTATGCCTTGTGTTCTTTCAGTATCGCTACTACTTTATTTTTAACTTTCTTCTCAGGTGTCATCGGGTGATTCATCCCATAGACTATAATCCCATGACCCTTTTTTTATAATGTCTTTTAGTTCTTTTTCTTTTTTCCTAACCAATTCAGTTGTTGACATACCAAGAGATAAACCTTTTCTTTGAAGTTTTCTTTTTATTTCATCTAATGACTTCTTCCCTAGTGATGGTATATGTAATATTTCATTTTCAGTACGTTGGACTAAATCAAGAATGGTATGAATACCCTCTTTGTATAACGCTTTTGCTGGTCTACGTGAGTCAAAGTGAAGGACAGACCCTATTTGTCTTGAAAGCAAAGGGTCGTATTTTAAAGTTGACTCTCTTCGTTGTTTCATACCATCTACTATATGTGTATGTAACCCATCAATAATTTCATTAATCAAAGGGTCCATTAAAATTTTAGTTTCAAAAGTAAACTTATGCTTAAACATAGCTTTTTCAATTTGCTTGATAGATATGTCGTTAATATTTGGCACACAATGTAATAGTTGCTTTGGTGAAAATTGTACTAAGTCTCCGATATAAAAAATACCATAAGCTTTTAACGAATTGTTTATTCTAACCGATAAACCTAGACTATCTATTGGTATCAAATAATGACCTGCAGGTCTATTCGATTCTTCGTAAATTTTTTCTCGTAATTTTTGTTTTTTATTCATAGCCATAACCCACCCCCTATTTTTCTAAGTGTTCAATTAAATACGACAATACGTGATGCGCTTTTTTAATGTCTTGTAGTCCACCCTTACCTTCGATGTCTTTAACATTAACTCGTGATAAATAATGAATCGTTGTACCGAGTAGGTAGCCTTTGAATTGCGCCGGGGAAAGCCAAGACTTCAACACCTCCCAAGGTGTTATTGTAAGATTGGTATAGTGCGAACCACCAACTTGCTTGTCTCCTGCTTTTTCTTCCTTGTCTTTAAATATCATTACCACCCTCCTCTAGTTCTTCAAACTTTTTGACTATAAGCTTTTTTACAAAATCTTTCATAACGAACCTGTATCCTAACTGTTCAAGTTCTTCTGAAAACTCAGCCACGGACATACTTAAAATCTCCTCGTGTAGCCTTTCTATAATTTCTTGATTTGCATCATTGCTCATGTTCGCTCCTTAGTGTGTTTAAATCTCCTTCAAAAGAATGAGTGCCAATATGTTTCAAATGAATATTAAGGTCTACAAAAACTTTACCACCATGCTCTCGCCACAACTCACAGAAATGATAGTCTTCAGATAGTAACGCCCCTGTGCCATCTATACTTGTGTCAAAGTATTGTCGTGCGATTGGTTTTATATATTTACCAGTTGGGTCTTGAAGTGTTGATGACCTATACTCTGGCACGTGCTGTTCTAACTTTTCAAACACTTCTCGTTTAATCAACATAAACCCTGTACCTGCATGACGTACTTCTAGCAAACCGCTCTTATCTAGTTCTACTTTTGTTTTACCATGAGGTAAGTTAAGCACAAACTCTGATGCGTAGTAGCTTAAATCTTTTCTGTTCATCTCAACAGCTTGTCTAACTCTATCCCAACTAATTTCTTTTTTAGGATACAAAGCACAAACTATATCTCTATCAGCATCAAGTAATCTGCCCACAGCATCAGCTTCAAAATACATATCCGCATCAATAAACATCAAGTGTGTGCAGTCGGTGTTCTTTAGGAACATACGTACCAACTCGTTTCTGGCTCTTGTAATTAAAGACTCGTTCATCAAGTTCGCAAGGAACGCTTCGACCTTTCGTTCACGTAAATTATTTATTGTGTTGATTGTTGCGATTGTGTAGTGTCCTGTACACATACCACCGTACATTGGTGTAGCTATGAGGATTGATTGTTTCTTTGTTTGCTCTCCCACGTTGACGTTCATTTCAGAAACATAATCCCCAATCGTAAATGGCTTATCTTCTACTTGCATTATCTACTCCTCCTCCATTCTATAATCTGAACCTGCAAAGGTGTCATGATGATCGCCTTGTTCTAAACCGTCCCAACTTGCCGATAAAGAATTCAACAACCAAATCATATCGCTTCTTGTTTTTATGTCGTGTTTAGTTACGCTTAAATTATGTCCATTGTAACTAGGGTCTTCTCCCCTAGAAGCGTTGTTGTATTCTCTCAAAAGTTTTTCAGCTTCACGCTTTGAAGTAAACGCTTCAAAATAACCTTCCTTTCCTGCTTCGCAAATATAAATAATCATACCCTACCCCTTTCATTAATGGTCTTTATATAAAAACATACACATATGCTCTTTCATCAGCCACGGATAATCGTTTATGTCACGCTCTGCATGACCGAGTCTGTAGCCATCGTCTTTACCAACTGTGTAAGCTTCTGTCCATAAATCAAATACAGAGCCATTGTAATTGTCCATGAACACCCAACAAATAAATACACCCAAAACAAACGTAATGCTAGGTAATAACTTTTCCATAATACCTCCCCTTTTTTATCGGCGGTCTTGACACAATAGATGGGTCTATACCTTGTTTTATTCTTAATGCAAAGAAATATTTATTCTTGTGTGCGCTATCTTCTTGCACCGCAATTAAAAATCCATCATCAACTAGTTCTTTCATAACAGACCTAGTATGCCCTACGTGTACACCAAGACCTTGTGACACCTCAGTAGGATGGTATATTGTGTCTTCTGGTCTTCTTCTTACGTAATCTATTATTCTTTGTTTTACTGATTTCGCAGGTCGTTTCATTAAAATCCTCCATTTGTTTTTCAATTACACGGACTTCTTGTGGTGTAAGATACACCCAGTATATTCTATCCGTTAGTTTTCTACCCCATCCCTCTATCTCACTACCTCTGTCTATCATATGTAACATACACATTTTAGACCAAAGTAAATCAGGAAAAGGAGGGGCGCTTAATTTAAGATTATGGTCTAAGCAAAAGAAAGTGCCTGTCTTGTAGGCATCATCAAGATATTCAAACCGAAATCTATATTTAAAATAATCTGAACCGTTCATGATTACCTCACACAATCTTTTCAGTCAGTACCCAAGAGTTTAGTATATCAATACGTTTACCAAAACCTGCCACAAAGTCCTCGCCAGACACATCAATCATAGACATACACTTTCTCACACCTTCTGGTAAGTCATCGTATGATTTGTATATATCAGATACAAACTTTGAGTCGTCATATCTGTAACTAGCGCAGTTGTCATCAGAATTCCAGTTCAAACAACGCTTGTACTCATTGTCATAACCAGTAAAGGTTTTAACTTGTTTTGTATTTTCTAAAAAAGAATATACCTTATAAGATTCATCGGATAGTTTCGTAACCCAATACACGTTAAATGGTCTGTTACCGTGCTTAACATACTTCTGATACTTAGGTAAACTTTTCTCCACAACAGATTTTAGTGAGTCAGAAACAAAAGCATCTTTGGGTACATTGTGATTTGTCATAAGATTCGTAACCTCTTTACACATATCCATAGTTGTACGACCACTTAATCCATCTGCTTCAAAAGACTCAAGTAGTTTCTTTTCATATTCATTTACAGATTTCCCGACAAAATCCAAGTTCAACCCCACAATCTCCTCATAACTATAAGGACGTAGGTGTTCTGTAACCTCTTTGATAATTTTATTTTTTGTTACAGACCTAGTGTAGTTCTGCCCTCTTTTTTTCATAGGACGTAGGTGTGTATAAAGATAATAACTTAGAAAAGTTTTTCCACTAGATTGAACCTCATGGTTTTTAATTGCTAACTGCATCAATGGTCGTATGACACTTTCGTTTGAACGATGCTCTGCATCATCGGCAGAAAAATTAGCGATGTGTACATCATTCACACCAGAAGCAGTTGTTAATTTTTTTACAGCATCGGGATTAAAAAACTTACGGTCAAAAATCCACAAACGAACAGCATCGTTTAGATTATTTTGGACAAACGCATAGTCGTCAATGTTATGGTCAGGTGACCGCTCGATGGTATACAACACATCATCTATAAAGTTTTTAACAAGCTTCTTGCAGTCAGCTTCGTCTAAGTTTTTACTACGTTCTTGATATTGATATGTAGAAAAACCGTTGTATTCTGGGTCTTGTAATACAACCCACCCACCATCATTAGAAGACCCAATTGGTAAATATTTATCTACAAAACCTAACTCAGATTCTTCGATACAAACCTCAGAATACTTTGTCGTAACGCTATAAGTGTTTTTACGCTCGTTCATATTTGCTCTCCTTTTTAAAATTAATTTTAGTATTCGTAATCTACGCTAACAACTTTTGTGTAATACTTACGGCTAGGTTCAGTCTCCACAGTTGTCTTGTACCCACCGTCGGACAATACTTTTACAGTATAAACTGCGATATCTTCAAAAGTAAAGTCTCTCTCAAACGATGAGAAAGAACCTCGACTCTCTCTACATTTAATATACATGTGACACAACAAAGCAACTAATCTATTGTAATTAGTTGGGTTATCTTTAATCTTGTCTATGTAGTCATAAAAACCTACAGAAGCAAGATACTCTCCTTCATCTCCAATATTATTTGGAAATTTTTGTTTATACCCATCTAAATTATAATAGCGTTGGATAACAAGTTGCATGGCTTCAAGTGGCGGATTACTACCATTATGTAAATACTTCCCTGCGTACTTCTCATAAAACTTATCAGAGACAGGTGCGCCACCAGACATCTTGTGCATAGAGTTGAGATACGTGAGAAGAGGTTTGAGTCTGTCACGTAGCTTTCTCATTCTACCTTGGTCAACCGCATCACGATATATTTTCACAGGGGCGTCCATAAAGTAAGTACCTTTGTAGTCACTTTTAATCCTGTCTTTAGATGGAGTCCAATGGTCATTAGGTCTTATAGGATTACCACGAAGTAAATAAAATGTGTCATCCTTTTCAAGTGGATATTTGATATCTCTTGCGCCTGTTATCCACAGTCGGTTGTGACGTTTAACACATTCCATATGAGTATAAGAACTTATAAATTCAGCAGTAGAAAGAGTATCCCAACAACCTATACTAATCCCCACAATACCATCATCACGATAGGTCACAATTTCTGTATTACCATAACACAAACCAATACAATTTATTAACTCGTATGGTTCATCTTCTCGTTTAAAGTTATAGGCTTTAAGAGTATGATGACAATTTCTTCTATTACCTATCGGTCTCACATCCTTTTTTCTACCTCTGATAGGTTTTGTTGTGTCATACAATCTTTTCGCACAATCATAGTTACGAATTATTTCTCTTGCCGTGTATGCGTTTCCAAACATATATCACTCTCCTTTATCTTTTTTAATTTTAGCTAACTCGGACAGCAACGTAGCAAGTGCATCTATTGTTCCATGCACCATCATTCTAACTTGCACTATCTTTTTGTAGATAGTCATATGCAGATAGATAATGTACGTCACTAACAAACTAATAATAATCGCCACTTCATCATTCATTCAGTTCCTCCAATCTTTGTATCAGGTTTAACAACTTCGGACATGAGAACACGTTTACACAAAAGAGTAATAGTCTGGCTGTAATTTAACTCCATGCCTAACTCACCCTCTAGTTTCTTTTGTGCTTTATCAACAAGCTTACGTGCATCTTTGCGTATCAATAACGCTTTGTAATTTTTAGACATTGGCATTACTTTTCTCCTTTGCATCGGCTTTTAATTCAACAACATCGGACACGTGTTGAATAACAAACATAGTACAGATGCCACCAAAACCAAATATGACTGCACATGACTTTAATACATCATATAAACCATAGTCGGCTATCCCCTCAAACATCATACCTGCGGTAAAAAATACAAGACCCCAGACAAGAAACAAACCTAGTACATCAAGTGTTGTTTTAATCTTCTTCATTTACACCCCCCCTATTTTTACAAAATCGTGATTATATATATTAACTTC